AGGGTGTTCACGCTGGAACTGTTCCACTGGACGTTCTCCACAATGTCCTGCCGCAGCAACCACGCACCGTCACAGGAACTACCATACAGTCTTACATCCGGGTTCCCGATATGCATTACGATGTAGTTTACTGGGAATCCGTTCTCGTCGATCTTGACGATGCTCCCCACCGCCACGCTGCCAAGTGTCTGTGCCATCAGTTACCACCTCCGTTGTAGGTTACTTGGATTTGAGCTGCCGTAAAGGTGGTGCCAATCAGATATAGGGCGTCGTTAACGGTGCGGTTTGCCGTGTTCCCAAAAAATACTGCTTCCGTCTCCGGCTTAAACAGCGTAGCCGTGCTGAGGGGCGTTCCAACCTGTGACGGCTCGTCTGCCCTTACAAGGTCGTATGTATTCTCTTGACCGGAGACAGGAGTAAGTTTAACCCGCCCCGGATAAGTAGGGATCCTGTCTTGCATGTTGCCTCCTTACCATTCGCCGGCGTAAACGTCACCAGCAAACACCCACAGAAGATTGTTGCTGACCCATACCAGCAAATCATTGATATCGGTCAATATCCGCTCGATGTCATTCGCCTGCTCATAGGTGAGATGTTGCATGGTTTCAGGGGTTTCCGGTGGAGCATTCCACCCAGCAGGATAAACAGGAATATTGGACATCATGGAGCGGATTGCCGCCACGTTGGAAAGGTAGTTCTCCAAATCCTGGCTAGTCGGAATATCATTGATAGTCCAGCCAGTCTTAGGAGTAATCGCCATAGGAAAGCCAAACCCGCCGAACAAATCAGCGATATATTCAATCGCTTCTCCAACTCTGTTCAGGTCCGTTGCGTTGTAAGCTCCTTTCACTCCGGCAGACCATTCCACTTTTTCGCCCTCTGTCATTCCGTCCCAGCCTTTATCATGCAGAGTACGCCAGCGGGTCACGTCGGATTGTGTTCGGTCTGTTATCAACGTGTCGATCATACTCATACTAGCCTCCAAGGGATGCCACAGTCGCCACAACGGTATTTGACAGCTTGACTTCCATGCGTCGGAGATTCCCGGCATTAGTGGTCCCCCATGCGGTTGGAAGCGTCACGCAATCGCCTAATAGCTCTCCTGTCCAAACGATCTTCGCATTGGTGGTAATCCGTTTTGTATAGTAGTCATAGACCCTCTGTGCCGTTGCTTGCCCGATATCCGGCGAAACCAGCGTGGCGTCCCCAACCTCAATAACATTTTGCTTATCGGTGGCAATTACATCCGGGTTAGTAATGGTGTAAACTGTTTTTGAATCGTCGTATTTGACGCCGTTGATCTCCACGCCTCCGTTCTCGGCCTGAGTATATACATGGGCGGTCACTCTAACCTCTGTCACAAGCGCGCTGGTGTCCACGGTGACTCCAGTAAACGTGTAATCCTCTGTGATGGCGTCAGGAGTCCCCGGCAAATTAAATACTCGGATGCCGTCCCGCCCATCAGTTGACACGCACACGCCCCACGCAAATAACACCTGCTGTATAGCCGTCCGGATAGTTCCGGATGTAATAACTCCTGTCAAAGCCGTGTCCTCAACATCTGCATCATACTGGATGGAAAACTGTCCATTCACGATCTCTTCCAATAGAGATTTCGCTGATTTTTCGTTGTACACGCCTCCAGGGAAGGGGCTGTCATCCAGCACTCCAAAAGCGTCCTGACAGTCGATTGTGTACAGGTTTTGCGCCTGTCTGGTGTGGCTGTCAATGTAGTACACGCCGATCAGTTTATCGTCGTTCCTGACCTCTACAGGCTGCTTCAGCTGGAACATAAAGTCCACGTCTTCCCGGCTGTCTAACGTCCAGTTCATTGTAGAGATTGGCATTTCCGTGGAAATCAGGCTCATTTCGTTGGTGATGGAAGCGGACCGCAGTTCAGACATCCCAAAATAGCGGTAGACGCCGAAAATAATATGTTCCAGTTTCGCCCGCCGGTTGGGAAGATTCGTGCTGCCCAGGGTAATGACCACTTTGTCATAGCTCTGCACTTTCCGATTGCAGAAATACGTTGCTGCATTGGGTGTGAAGTCCACGTCCGCCTTTAGAGATTCCCCCTGATACCACTTGATGTTGACCGACGGGCAATAGTCGCCAGAGGCCGTGTCAAACACCAATGTAATGCCGACGGAGGAATACTGCTGGTCCATTTCAAACGTGATGACTGGCTTATTTGTAAAGGCGCAGTCATCACCACTCATTTCCGCAGACCAGAATGCAACCTCCTGTGTATCTACGGTGACATATTCCCCAGTCAAGCCCCAGTGGTTCGGCTCACAGGTAATGGTCGGTTCCGACACGATACCAAATGAAAGTTTCGATGGCGTAGAAAAGGGCATTGCCTCCGTAGTGGAGACAGAAGCGTCCTCGTCCGCTCCCGGCGCTATGTCCTTGTAAAGTACAGTCGTAACACTCAAGACGGCGTCACCTGCGCTTCCATAGGGACAAAACTAACTTCGATTTCGCCCCAATAGTTGATACCGTTTTCCACCTTCTCCATATCCTGCGAGGCACTGGTGTAATAGGCTTCATACGAGATCGTGGTTTGCCCATCAGCAGCTTCCAACCGTACAGAGTCATCGACGGAATGTTCCACCAAGTAGTCCCAGAACTCGTCAAGGCCCTGGTAGTTGTCGCCCCGGCGAAACACTGTCAGCTGATGGCCGATATACGTTCCGATGATGTCCCGCACCATCCGGCCAGTCATTACACGACCTGCGTTCTCGCCGTCCAAAACGTTGAAATTTCGGTTGTATGCGGAAATGGCAACATCCGCGTCAAACTCTTTTCCATTCAGTTTGATGTAGCTCATGTCACACCCCCGCCAGATTTACCCCTATGCGCCGTGTCTCGGCTTTATTGAGTTCATAGACCACTTTGCCAAGCTGCTCACGGTCAAGCTGGAGGATCACTGTTTGCTGGCCGCCATACCCTCGTCGATTCATCACGTTTTCTAAAGCTTTTTCAATCGTGGACAGCGGTGCCTCAATGTTCGTCCCTTGCTTCTGATCGCCCAGCACCGCCAAGAACTCCCGGTTAGGCGGAATAACTGCTCCTTGCGCAAGATACGGTATATTCGGGATTGTAAAGGGGCGGATTTCCTGACCGCCAAACGTTCCCAGGAAAGGAATCGTGACTTTCGGAATCCTAATAACCAGATGCTCGTTAATCCAGTCAATAAACTTGTTCACAAGGGAAATTCCAAGATTAAGTGCATCTTTGATTGTCTGTACAAATCCGTCCCAAACCTTTGAAAAGGCGCTTGAAATTCCGTTCCACGCGTATTCCCAATCTCTTGTGAATACACCTGCTAAAAATTCAATTACACCGCCCAAAAGAGTAAGTAATCCGCTAACAATATCAGAAACAATTCCTAAAAAAGAAAAGAATGCGTCTGATCCTTTGTTTAAATACTTTACAATTACTTCTCCAAAAAGGTTTGTAATCCAATCTATAGCAGGCAAAATAAGTTCATTATAAATTTTCAATCCCGCATTTATAACTTGCCCCACAAAGTTTAGGAAGTTGTCGAGTAACGGCTTCAAATGCAAAGTCCAAAGTTCAGTAAAGGTATTGCCGAGAGTAGTCAGCACTGGTTTCAGAATGGTGTCCCAGATGTTTTTGAAAGTAGCCGTTGTGTTACTAATTGCGAGTTTGATCTGGTCGAAAATAGGTGCGCCCCACGTATTCCAGAATTTGATAATGCTGTTCCAAACGTCATTCCAAATATCTTGGATGATCTGCATGGCCGGGGCAATCGCATCTTGCCAAATCATGTCAAACACGGCCTTGACATTTTCAAAAAGCACATCTCCCACACTCAAAACCTGCGTCGCAATGTTAGTAAGCAAAGGGAGAATATCAACAGCCCACTTTGTCAGCGTGGGGAAAATTACGATGTTCCAAATGTCGGAAAGCACCATTGCCGCAGAGTCCAGAAGCCCTCCGACAACATTCCCAGCCGTAAGAATAAACTGGTTCAAGAAGTCCATAAACTCATTGTTGAACCAATCATATAGAGGCGGTCCAAGAGACTTGATGTCATTCCACATATCGCGGAAAACGTCAGTCAGCTTTCCTACTCCCTCAGAAATATAGGCGAACGTTTTTTTGAAAGAGTCTTCCAGAGGGCTAAATGCATCTTTAAGGCGGTCAATCAGCTTTAAGATTTTGCTCTCCGCGGCACTCTCCACGATGTCATTAGAGGTAATAGTCTCAATTTTGGAAAGGCCGCCGCCGGCTGTTCCTCCCGCTCCGCCACCTGAGCCGCTTGCAGAATTTCCAGTCAGCTTGTTGATTTCATCAAACGAAGCGATACTCTTTTTCTGCTCCTTGTTAGTCTCTTTTGTGGCATCGGTCAAAGCGTTCTGATTGTTAACAGCCTCATCAATACCGGAGGAAACAGCGCCCACATTATCTTGCGTCTGCGTGATTTCCGTATTGGCACCGCCAAAGATAGCCGTGATGGCTGCATTAAAAGCGTTCGCCATGTCGATTAGCGCGGACACAATCCGGTTCAGAGTCTGCACCACTGGCAAAAGCACTTGAATCAGAGCCTGCCCGACAATGGACATGAACTGCTCCCACTGCATGGAAAGGATTCTGGTCTGATTCGCCCAGCTGTCTTGCGTCCGAATAAAGTCACCGGAGGCCAAAGACAGCTGATCCAAAACGAAGTTATAGCGCAGAGTCACCAGCTCCGCCTGAGACATAGCAGAAATACTTTTGGTGATGCCCTGAGACAGCGCAAACGCTTCTAGGTTGGCTTGGGTCATAACGATGCCCAGGTCTTTTAATGTCTCCGTTTCACCCGTAAAGACGGATTTCAGCTTAATGTCCGCCAGCTCCTGAGAGATGTTATAGAAAGATTCCACATCACCTGTAAGGCCGGTGAGTGTCAAGGACATCTCTGCCGCCTCTGCTTGCGACAAGCCCATATTCCTTGCCATTGCCATATATGTAGAGGCGGTACGCTTGGCCGCAAGCTCGCTCATGCCGAAGTTGGTGATGGCGTTTTGGGCAAACTCGTCAACGGCGCTGGACATATCGCCAAAGGCCACGTCGACAACATTCTGGACTTCCGCAACATCGCTTCCAAGCTGGATAGCCTGTTTGGAAAAGTCGATAATTTTATCAACAGCAAAGGCCGTTGCAGCCAACTTTGCCAGCTTTGTCAACGCACTTGTCGCCTGTTGTGTGTTTGCCCGAACATCAATGATAATAGAGCCATCTGCTGCCGCCATGTTCTCACCTCCCTAGCAGTTTTTTCAGAAGTTCGTCCTCTTCTTCCGTGTAATGCCGCTTTAGATCAACTTTTGAGCGGTTCTGGTTGTAAAATTCCTTTTCCCACTTTTCGAGCTTTTTGTGTTTCCGGAGCTTGTCACGGATGGAAACAACGGTGGAAAGCTGCCCTTCCCCAATGCCCATAAAGTAAGAAACAAAGGTCCACCAATGACAGAAAGAGTCCGATCTAACATCATGCCCAGCCACCTTGATGATGTCGGCGGAGATCATTTGGTAGTCCTGCTCCCAGTCGATCAGTTTTGGCCGTTTTTTATCCTCCTGTTCTTCTCCGCAGGCGATAAACCAAAGCAGCTTTTCAATCGCTTCTTGATAATCACTTTCCGGCATTTCTTCAAATTGGTGATAAAACAGGGCCAAGCACACATAGACCTTAACAAACTCGTTTTCGCCGCCGTTAAGTCTGGAAATGATGTTCAGGATATCCCGGTAATCGGCGTTGATTGCATATTCTTTTCCACCAACTTCAAGATTGACCGGGAGTGTCCATCTCATTTATTTCTTGCCTCCTGCACGGCTTTCTGAGCCTCCATCTTTGCATAGGTCTTCACGCCATCTTCAACGATGGGGAACATAGCATCCAAGAAATTTGTAATGACCAACTCCCCGTTACTGGCAACAGCCATTACATTCGCACCGCTCAGGATGCTGTCAAAGTCATTTTCCCCACCGAACACATGGGAGAGAGACTTTTTTACGCGGGCGTCATACTCGGCCAGCAGGTCAATGGCATCCTCTCCGGTCTCCGCGGATTTTGAACGTTCGTTATAATCCTTTTGGATTTGCTCGATTTCCACACGCAGGTCCTTGAACCGCTTGTACAGATTTGGGTCAGATGGGTTAAACCGCAAAACGCCGCTTTCATTGATCTGATAGGTTTTAATGCCCGTATCAAATGTGATCTTCTGCATAATTCCTCCAAAAAGGGGGCACAGCACTATTCCTTTGTACTGTGCCCTTTCTTGTCTTTAGGCCGCTCCGTCTGCTCTAAAGGTTACAGTTCCTGCGCTATTGGTGACGGTCCCAAGCGTTCTGGTGCCGCCGTATGTAATGTCGCAAGAAATTTCCAGGTTTCCGCCGCCAGCGCCACCAATTCGCGTTACAGACACGGATGCGCCACTGTACCGCTCCGCAAAATTGGACTCGCCAGATGTTGCGTAGTAGTGGCCGATCAGCATATCTTGATTTGCCAGAGCCTGTGCGTCCTGGTCCTTGATTGCCAAATTCCACAGTTTCACCGCCGCTACGTCCCCGGCATCCAGAGGGATAGGGTCGAAGCTCTGTGTGATGACGGGCTTTGTGAGTGTGGTCCAGGTGTTCCCAAAAATGTCCTTGATAGACTCCTCGGACCAGTCCATTTCCTCATCGGACTCCTCAACGCGCTTTCCAATGGCGGACCATACAGGTTCCTCCGGTGTTCCAGTATTCAGATATGCAATCAGCAGTTCACGGGCAATCGTGCGCCCTTCTGTGGTGTTAAACTCCAAATCTGCCAAAGTGTTCACTCCTTTCAGACATTGACCTCATAGGCCAGTCTCATTAAAATTTGATAGTCCTCATAGCCGTCTCCATAAGCCGCGAACTTAGAGGATTGTGTGGTCGGCTCAACCCTCAGAGCGTTAATGCCATTTCCTAAATTGGGGTGTTGAGTTCTTGCCCAGTCTCCGAAATGGTTCAGCATTTCGTCTGCTTGGAGCCGTTTGTCGTTACTAGTCCCCGGTTTAATTCGGTAGATAATTTTGAATTGATACTCTGCTTGATACCCGCCGATAATGTATTGCTGGGTGATGTACGTCCCTTGGATAGTAGACAGGGCCATGGCCGCATCATCTCCAGCGGCATCGTCGATATCCAGGAATTCATACTTGATAACTGTCACAGGCTTGTCCGGAAAAGTATTGGCCCACACCAGCATAGAGCGAGAAATGCGGTCAACTTCCTCCGAAGATGCCAAAATCCTCTGCTTTTTATCCTCGAAGATAGCGCTTCACCGCCTTTCCAAAAACTCGCTCCCACTTGTCCTTGTTTTCCGCCTTGCTTGCCTCAAACCAGTGCGATTGCGCCTGTGAGTGCATTGCCTTGTTGAAAACCAAGTCTTTGTCGGTGAGAACTTTTGTCGCTCCGTAAGATGCATAACTGCTTCCTGTTGCCGGGTCTATCATCAATTTGCCGTAGTATAAATAGCGAGATTGTGGGCCAGGATAGATAATCCTGGATTCCTCTACTTTTGTTCTTCGGTCGAGATTGCCCGTTAATGCCGGAACGTATGGAGATGTATCCTTTTGCGCTTGGACAGCCATCGCATAAACAGCCTTTTCGCTTGCTGCTTCCAAATTTCCCGTCACAGTTGGAACGATATTGGAGCTGACATCAAAGCTAAACATCAGTTCCCACCAACTTCCCAATGAGACATCTCGCCGCCGAAGTCCTTTAAATCCACAGTGTTGACATTGTAGACATCATCGTATGCGGCATCGATCTTCTGAGCAGACCAATTAGGATGGACGGCCTCTCCTTTTACAAAGAAGGTGTTTTCTCCAGTGGAAAGCGTCCAAAGCCCGCTCTTGTCCTCTGCCCGCCAAAATTCAATAGGCCCTACATACTGCTTTGGCTCACCAGTCACCCCGTCTACAGCTTCAACGCTGGTCGGAATATAGAGGTTGACTGCATCCGCTCCAACCAAACCGCTTTCGTTAACGTTTTTGGCCTTGACAGCATCCAGCAGAACTCCTCGCAGAATGGTAATATGATTTGTAGTTGTTTCCTCAAAAGTGCTAGGGTCCTCTTCTGTCACCACGTTATAGAGCGTCACAACATGGGGGAACACAGCCACACCCCCTTCCACGATACAGGAGGCCCGTACTGGACAAATACTGCGCTGCAACAGATGCAAGAGAGGCTT